ACCGCATTATGCTGTGATCTACGTCACATGTGCTCACTACCAGAACCGCATTATGCTGCGCGAATGCGTGTATCGTACATTTCGATTAGCCAATAACATTTTCAACAAATTAAATGTGAATGATTTTATGCTAAACTTATTAACATGACAATAGATGCTAATAGAGACATTAAGACTTGTGGTCGGTGTGGTGCTAGGAAGAGTCGTTCAGGTTTCTACTCTGATAGACAGCGAAAGGATGGCATGAGCGCATACTGCAAGAAGTGCTACAACGAGAAGAATGAGCAGTGGCGAAAGAACAACCCAGAGGCATATGTCAGATCTCAGCGCAACACTAGGAGGAAGTGGCAGTATGGGATAGACAGCGATCACTTCTACAAGATTCTTGATGAGCAGGGTGGCAAGTGTGCAATCTGCAAGACAGTCGTTGACGAGTCGGCGCATATTGATCACTGTCATGACACTGGTACTATTCGTGGAATTCTGTGCAGAAACTGCAATGTTGGAATAGGGATGCTTCAGGATAGTGTAGAGATTATTGGTTCTGCTGTTGAATATCTGTCCAAGTAAAATTTGAAATTTTATTCACATTTTGTACAATTTGAATGTTACTCTGCGTAGTCGTCAATGTGACAATTTAAAGGTATCGTCACTCTGGGTAGTTGTCTGGCATCTCAAGGTGCCATGGGAGTCGGCGGTGGAGGGCATAGTGGGCGTATGTGGCCTTGGTGTCCTCAACAACCTCTATCGACAGGACGGAGTTTGACTCAAAGTACTCTGGGTCGGGCTCTATCCATGCTCTCATGAGTGGGTCAACTCGGCGTGGCAGTTGGCGCAGAGCACATCACACTTGTTGACCTCTTGCCACACGGTGGCCTCACCGTATCGTGACCTGTTCTTCCCCTTGATCATGTCTGATGGCTCAACGACACGTCCTGACGCGGTGCGATACTTGGTGGTGGCGTCACGATGCGCCAGTTGGAGCGCCTGTGGGTGCTTGCGGTATCCGCATATCTTGCATCCCTTGCGAAGTTTGTACTCATTTATCTGTGCTCTCAGTTGGTTCATCGCTCTCATCTCCGTTTTCACTGCCATCCATGACAATGGATGGCGGCGGTGCCATGAGTTCTCCTGACTGGTGCAAGGCGATCAGACGCAGTGCGTCCTCTCCCTTGCCCACTCCATCGGCTATGAGAGCCAGCATATCATATATCCGTGCGAGCATTATGTACGAGACTATGCCGAAGTTCTCGTTTATTTCGCTGATTGAGTCATCGTCCACGACTGCTCCAGTGCTTGTGAGTGACTGGGTAGAGAGATGACACGATGCTGTCCACCGCCGTCGCGTATGCGACAATCTCGGACTGCGCGGTGTCATGCGTGCGAAGGTCGAGGAAGTGCAGCGCCCCGTTCAATGAGACAGTCCACCTCCAGCGCACATACAGCGCGTAGGCGGGCAGAAAAATACGAGCCTGCTCTGGGGCCACCCCATATTTCAGAAGGCTCTCATAGATCTCCAGAGACTCGTTGACGATGCTTTGCATCGTGTCGGTGATGAGTTTGGATGGTTCCTCTGGTAAATCGTCGCCGCTTCCTTGCTTCTTGTTCTCTGGCGAAGAGCGCCAGACTTTGGGGACATAGAACTCAGGGGTCTCAGTGACGTATCTGCGCGAGGACTCGTTCCACCCCATCTGAGTGTCAAGATGGGTAGACGCGACTGCATGCTTGTACCACTGCCTTGCTACCATCAGGGGAGCATATACCTCAAAGGTCAAGACACAGTGACGAAGGGTAGAGTCATGTCTATGGTCAACTAGAAACTTTATCAGTCTATCATCATTGTCAGAGAGATCTGACACTTCCTTGTCATATGAGACTCTTGCGGCGTTGACAACATCTAGGTCAGTGCCCATGTTGTTGATCAGGCGAATGTAGCCCTTGTCCAGAACATCAATCTTCATAAGGTCAGGAATCCTGTCATGTCGTAAGTACTTATTAATAGAGAAGAAGTATACTGTATCTGTATATAGAAGTTATAGAACTTCTTCATATTCTTTATATATAAGAACATTGTACACACCAACAATTATTGGTGTCAAGGAGAATGGAGATGATTTTGATGAAGTGGTTGAATGAGACTAAAGCAGGCCGCGCGGTCCAGTCATATGTGAAGGTGTTCGTGGCAGTTGTGCTTGGCCTGTTCCTCGCTGACGGCGCTAATGTGTTCAGCGTGTCAGTAACTGAGTTGCAGACATGGCTGGCAGCAGGACTTGCATCAGTGCTTCCCCTTGTGGTGACAGCGCTGAATCCGAATGACCCAAGGTTTGGAAAGGTTGCCGCAGATGAGTGATCCAACAGAAGATGGCCTTGTTGACGCCGCCGATGTTGAGAACTGGGAGCCAGACCCAAACTGGGTGCCAGAGTTTGAGGACGAACTAGAACCGGAGGTCTACGATGCCGACTAAGACACCGACATACGCACAGATGAAGCAGGCATTCATCGATCATGGCGTTAGGTTCACTGAGATGAATGGATGCACCACTGTTGGAAGACCATGGGACGACAACAACCCACTTGTTGGACATGTGCATCACCACACCGCGACTCCAAGCGCAACAGGAGACACAGGCTGCCCATCACTTGAGTGGGTGATGACAGCATTCTCCAAGCCAGCCGCCAACTGTGTGGTCGGACGAGACGGAATGATCTACATCTGCTCATGGGGATCATGCTGGCACTCTGGCAATGGTGGACCATGGCCATCAAGGGGACTGGGAACTGGTAATGTCGGACACTTCCGACTCTGGGGAACAGAGATTGATGATCCCGGTAGAGGACAGACCATAACCGCCGCTCAGATTGAGGCAGTCGGAAGAATGGACGCAGCACTCATGAAGTTGTGCGGCTGGGACAAATATGCCCTGATCACGCATGGGGACTGGACGGACGCAGGTCCGTGGCTGATGAATCCACAGGGCCAGCCCGATGGCGGGTATGGGCCATATCGCTACCGCAAGAACGACACACTCAGGGACTACTACAGCGCAGAGTTCTGGAGGGGCAATGCCCAGAAGTATGTCATAGTTGACAAGCCCTCTCTTCCTGTTGTCTCTGTCAGTGGTGTGAGAAGGAACCAGTGGAAGGATGTTCGCCAAGTCCAGATAGCCCTGAACAGAGAGTTCAAGTCTGGTATCGTCATAGATGGCAAGTGGGGTCCGAAGACTGAGGCCGTGTACAAGAAGTGGCAGGCGAAGTTAGGCGTCCCAGAGAATGGTGTGCCAAACCTCTATCAGTTGAAGAGGCTGGGAGACAAGCACGGATTCCGGGCTGTCGCCTGATGCTGAGGTTCATCAATGGGTGGGTTCCGTATTGGCAGCATGACGTTGCCCTGTCTGCCATCGAGAACAACAAGAATGCCTTCAACGATGTACTGCTATTCGGATGGTCGTGCAAGGCAGACTTATCGGTGTTGTCACAGTGGTACGATCCAGTTCCAGTTGCTAGGCTGAAAGCCCTTGGACTGCCGTATTGGACGACGTTCACCTCTGCGATGACAGGGCCAGCCGCCGCCGACCTGTTTGACAGCAATGAGAAGTCTCAGAAGATGATCGATCGTATGGTCGCCACTGCCACTGGCATCGGTGCAACTGGGATCGATGTTGACTTTGAGTCAATAAACTTCAATCACTCAGGCGACTCATTGCCAAGGACTCAATCTGGATATCCAAGGTTCCTTGCCCAGTTGAAGGCATCGGCAGGATCTCTGAAAGTCTCGGCCACCATCCCCGCCCGCATCGCTGATGATGACCCAGACTGGAAGACGTATGACTTCAAGAAGATTGGCGAGTCTGTTGATCTTGTCAGAGTCATGGCCTATGATCATCACACCGGATCGGACTCCATGGGGCCTGTTGCCCCAATGGACTGGTACGTCAAGGTTCTGTCCTACTCAAAGACGAGGGTGCCGCCATCACGACTTCAGATGGGGGTGCCAGCCTACGGCTATAGGTGGCCAGACGGCAAGACGATATTCTCCAAGGATGCCACATCTCTGGCATCAGCCAATGGCACATCCGTTGCCTACGACGCCACTGCCAAGGAGGGCACCTTCTCATACGGCAACAGCACGGTGTGGGTGGCAACTCCGAAGAGCATGGCCGATAGGGTCAAACTCTGCAAGGTCGCTGGCATCAATGGGGTGGCCATCTGGTCAATAGGGGACGAAGACCCAGCATCATGGCCAGCGATGAGGTTGCAACTTGTAGAGGACAAGCCCGTAGTTAACCTGAAGAGAGTCATCGCCGCAGCCAAGAGAGATCCAGCCCTATTCTTCAACAGGAAGACATATCCAAGGGATGTGCTTGTCCTTCAACGCGCACTCTATCAGGAGGGCTTGCTGGTGCAAAAATTCGTCAATGGCTCGTACAACAAGAAGACGGTCATCGCATACTCAGAGTGGCAGAAGAGACTTGGCTACACGGGTTCGGATGCCGACGGGATTCCCGGTCTAAGAAGCCTAAAAACTCTTGGTAGCAAATATAATTTTATAGTGGTGTGAATCACAAGTTTGATATAATCAAGTTATTCACAATTTAATATCGGACGTGATACCAATGGCAGACCTGTTCGCAATAGACAGTGTTGTTATTCTTGCAAGCGCGATCACCGCTATGACGGTGATAGTCGTCTTCTTCGGGAAAGGATTCAAACTATTCAGGAGATTCGTTCACTTCTTGGATGACTTTCATGGAGAAGAGGGTAGGCCCGGAATTCCCAGCCGCCCCGGTTTCTCAGAAAGGCTTGGCAATGTTGAAGAGTGCATGTCAACGATGCGAGGCAGGTTTGAGGACATGGACAAGAAGGTGTCATTCATAGAGCAGGAACTGCACCCCAATCACGGCAGCAGCATGAGAGACGCAGTGGATAGAATACAGATGCGAATAGACATATTGGAAGAGAGAATGACAAAGAATGTCAGTAATTGATGTCACAGTTCAAGTTGTCGATGGCGTTGACACCATCGCAATTAACTATGACAATCAGGTCACATCAATGACGGTGACAGAGGTAAGGCCAGAAGTTCAAATCATTCAGTCTATCAGTCCATTGGATGAGATATCGATAGGCTATGATGATCAGGTCACATCAATAACAGTTACAGAGGTTATGCCGCAAATACAAGTCATAAATGTTGATGCTGGCGAAGCCACCCTAATTTACTCTGTAAATGACCTGATAGGCTCAGTTAACCTGACCTACAAAGAGGTATTGTCCTACGTTCAACAACAGGGAGGCATATACACCTATCAGGTAAGCCACAACTTAAACTATGACACCCCAATGGTTATGGTGTATAATAATGAAAATGATGTAGTTGTTACTGAAGTTGAAATTGTAGACAACAATACAATCAACGTAATATCAACTGGAAATCTTAATGGATTCAGGGTAGTGGTGCAAAGATGAGCATGCCAGCGAACACCTCTTTTCAACTATGGAAGGGTGACACTCTAAGATTTAGCCTATCACTTCAGAATAGTGGTAGTGCATATGCCATTCCAGAAGGAACAGTCTTCAAGGCAGGAGTCAAGGAGAAGAACACATCAAACGTATATAGCATGAACACAGAGATAATATCAGCCTCTGCTGGAAATGTTATGATAACTCTTCCCGCCGACACATCGGCTCTTCTTGTTGCCAAGAAGAACTGGGTGTATGATGTTCAGATGACTACAGCATCAATAGTGACGACTCTGCTGTATGGAAACATATTTGTCACCGATGAAGTAACCATTTGATCTGCTCGATCTGTCTAAGCCCCAAGTAGGACTTTGATCCACATGCCAAGCACCACATGCATGGCTCATCATTGTCATCGGCCCAAGGAATCATTGTTCCATCAAGTTCATTTATAGGACAGGGGATGTCAGGCGCAACCCCGCTCATCACCAGTCTGTGGTATGCGTGCAACTCTTGTATGGTTATCATAATGATAAATATATCACATCAAAAAGTGTGATCCATAGAACTGTGAGGCGATACAATTGTTCAATGCACACACAAAATTTCAACATAGGAGATGCTACATATGACAGTTTCACTTCCCACCGCCTACCAACAGGTGATTCACAAGACAAGATATGCAAGATGGATAGAAGATGAGAATAGAAGAGAGAACTGGGATGAGACTGTAGCAAGATATGTTGACTATTTTGTCTCTGCGCTGAAGAAGCACAATGACTATGTGGTTGATGCCTCCGTAGCCACTTCAATACGCAAGGCCATTCTCAACGCAGATGTGATGCCATCAATGCGCGGCCTAATGACTGCTGGCCCAGCGCTTGAGAGAGACAACACTTGCATATATAATTGCTCCTATCTGCCAATAGACAGCCTCAGATCATTCGATGAGGCGATGTACATTCTCATGTGTGGAACTGGTGTTGGCTACTCTGTTGAGTCTCAGTATGTAAATCAACTGCCAACAATAAATGAGCACTTTGAGAGATCTTCTACCACTATCGTAGTGGACGACTCAAAGTCTGGTTGGGCCAAGGCCCTCAGAGAGTTGATAGCACTCCTGTATCAAGGTCAGATTCCATCATGGGATGTTTCTCATGTCAGACCAGCAGGATCAAGGCTGAAGACGTTCGGTGGCCGTGCCTCTGGGCCAGAGCCACTGGAAAGACTGTTCAAGTTCACAGTTGAGACAATAAGGGCAGCAGCAGGCCGAAAGTTGACTCCGCTAGAGGCCCATGACATCATGTGCAAGATTGCTGAGGTTGTCGTAGTCGGCGGCGTCAGAAGATCAGCAATGATCTCACTGTCCGATCTTGAGGACAGAAATATGGCCGCTGCAAAGTCTGGGTCATGGTGGGAGTACAACGGTCAAAGGGCACTGGCAAACAACTCTGCCGTCTATGCACAGAGACCGTCTATGGAAGTATTCATGGCAGAGTGGAAGTCATTGTATGACTCAAAGAGCGGTGAGAGAGGGATCTTCTCTAGAGAGGCTGCACAGAAGGTGGCAGCAGTTAATGGCCGACGCGACCCGTCGTATGACTTCGGGACTAATCCATGTAGCGAGATTATTCTCAGACCATATGAATTCTGCAATCTGACAGAAGTTGTCGTGAGGCCAGAGGACACATTGGACGACCTCCTGAACAAGATTGAGATTGCCACAATACTTGGAACATTTCAATCAACATTCACAAGATTCAAATATCTCAGAAAGATCTGGCAGAAGAACTGCGAAGAAGAGAGACTTCTTGGCGTGTCCCTGACAGGACAACTTGGACACAAGGTTCTCAATGGAAGTGAGGGAATAGAGAAGTTGGAGCAGTGGCTTATCGCAATGCGTGAGCACGCCGTTTCCATAAACAGCAAGTATGCTGCTGAAATTGGAATAAATCAGTCAACAGCAATAACATGTGTGAAGCCATCAGGCACAGTATCCCAACTGGTCAACTGCTCATCTGGAATGCACCCATGGCACAGTCAGTTCTATGCCAGAACCATTCGTGGCGATAACAAAGATCCAGTCACAACCTTCTTGAAGGAGATGGGTATCAAGAGCGAGCCTGACGTGATGAAGCCAAACGATACGACTGTCTTCACCTTCCCAATCAAAGCACCAGAAGGGTCTCTCACAAGAACAGACCTGACAGCCATAGAGCACCTTGAACTGTGGCTGACGTACCAGAAAAACTGGTCAGAGCACAAACCATCAATCACAGTGTCTGTGAAGGAAGACGAGTGGATGGAGGTTGGTGCTTGGGTGTTCAGGCACATAGATGAGATATCTGGAATATCGTTCCTGCCGTACTCTGATCACGTCTACCAGCAGGCCCCATATCAGGAGATCTCAGAAATGGAGTATAATGAATTATTGTCAAATACTCCACAGACTCTGGACTGGGCTTGGCTTCCATACTACGAGTCATCAGACGGCACAACTGGCAGCCAAGAACTTGCCTGTGTCGCTGGAGCATGTGACATAACTCAGGTGTAGCGGAGGAAAGTTGTCATACAGCAGACTTATTTGGAGAGATCTTCCAGACATAGGGTGGCCTCTGGATGACACAACGCAATCCTCCTCCACATCCAATGCCGTCAATTTCATAAGCCAGACCCTCACGGAGTATTCTGCATCAATAAATACTGCTGCTAGTGATGTAATAGACATACCAATCATAAATGGCGGCAGCACTGCCATAAAGTTGACCAGTTCGTCTGTCGCTGGCCTGAGCATACCGCTCCTGAATAGATTTTCTGAGAGGTATTCAAGAAGATACTCAAGCCTATCATTCTGGTTGCGATGTGACAAAGTTCCATCTGGAGAGATAACAATAGCGAAGAAGAGAAACTTCGACAAGATAGGACTGTTCCTAAGAGAGAACTACCTGATCTTTCGCTATGGCACGACATCCTCATACTCAGAGGTATTGTATGGAATGAACGACCTAACCCTGCCGACGCACATAGTGCTCAACACATCTCCAGCGGGAATCGAGATGCTGGTCAATGGGCAGTCGAACAAGGCAGCAGGCCGAAATGGATTCTACCTGCCAGAAGACCCGTCACACACCTCCAATGACTATATGGACTTCTATGGGCATGAGCAGTTCAACGTGATTGTTGACTGCCCAACGATATTCCCCTATTTGCTGAGTGATCTTGTCGCCAAAAGGCATTTCATGTATGGGCTGGGCAAGAGCACAAGCGAGAACATATTCTTCAGCATGGCGGGAGACATGTACAACATGTCAACGGTTGACACACAGAAGTCGTACCATGCCTACTATGACTTCCCCACCGACTGGAGTCTGACAAGGTACGACAACACCGTGAACTCAGTGGACGGGGGCATCAGCATTCAGCCATTGCCTGAGCCAGAACTGTTCTCCTATGATCAAAATGTAACAAAATTGTCAAACACAGTAAGGTTCTCATCTTCGTCAGTGACCATTGGATCATACATATCGATACCATACATATCAAAGATTTTTGAGAGAAATGAAGATGTTCATTTCTTCGCAAAGTTCAAACTGGACGGACAACTGCCCAAGATTGGAAACACTCAGACGCTGCTGTCATATGGTGACCCGCCACTGAATGAAGCGCTGACAATAGGAATATACAACAATTCTGGAACATACTCACTGGTGATGGCAGCCGCCGCAACTGGCGACACCGCATCAATAGCGTTTCCAACAGTCTCATCAAGTCCGACAATATACGTCGGCTTCAAGCACGATGGCACGTCAAAACTGTACCTATCAATGTCTGGGTCGCTGACCCTAACAGCATCGTTCCAACTAAGCGCAGCATCTGCCACATTCGACCCCCTTCGATCAAGGTTCCCAGTGTCACAGAACAGCCAGATACGCATTGGAAGCAGGATGCTGTATGGTGACACAATCTCTCCAACAACAACGTCATCGATCAATCAATTCTATGGAACATTCATCAAATTCATAACCGCCACTGCCAGCATGAACACGGCATCATACTCATCCATAGACTCATTCACGCAATCACAATACTCATTCACTCACGACACTTCTGAAGATAGGTTCAAGGTTCGGGCCTTTGGAAATGCAAACTTCATCATCCATGGTCCAGCCATCGCCCATACCGACTCAAGTGGCAGCGCCCGCATATCTTCGAATAGGGTGGAGTTTGGATATCCAGATGTTGTGTCAGGATCTCAGGTCAAGACATATCTAACGGTATACGACTACTCAAACAATGTCATAAACTCAAGGACTCAACTGTCGAGGGTGAACCACATCGATTGGATAAATCAGACAGACCTATCCCAGAGATATCTGTACTTCGACATAGATATAGATGCCACTGACGCGACAAGGTATCCACCATTGGTCAGAAGTTTCTACATGGAGGCATATCCATATACCAGTTCGTATACCGACGTTGTTGACGATGGTGGTCAGACAATAAGAATATATTCTGCATCAAACTCAAGGATGTACCTTCCAGAGATGGTCAACACTCCAACAATCGTCATGAAGGATGATTCAGGAATACGAGTCTCAAAGAACTATGTGGACTTCCAGTTCTCTCCAGCACAGAAGAGGTACATAATGCCATCTACTGGATCTTTGGTGCTCTGGCTGGACGCAAGGCACATGAATGGATTCTTCAAGACACCAAACCTAGATGCATCAGTGCTCTCATCATGGGCGGACCTTTCGGCCAGCAACGTCACGGTCACGTCCAATTCATCGACATGGCCACAGTATAGGGAGCAGTCGCTGAATCTGCTACAGATGTCACATGCACAGGGTGGAGAGACGGCCAGCCTCAGAAACATAACAGATGGAAACCTGACAACATCAATGAGCGACGACACATCGGTGTCTGGAGACTACTCGTTCAAACTTGTTCCGAACGGCAGCACCAATGTCTCATTCACCTACCTTGGATCAAGCACCTACTCCTTTGATGAGGGAATACTTCCCGGCAGGCAGTATACCCTTGTTGGAACGATCACCCTGCTGAAGCCACAAGAGAATGCGTCCCTTCACTCAAATGCACGAAGAATAGTCGTCGCCGCATCTCCAACCATTGCAGCGGTGACCAGCAATCAGCCGCCCAACGAAATCGGATCTCATCTTGCGTCTGTCACATTCACGTCATCGGCCACCTCAATTGGTCATAGCATCAGAATATACAATGGGTCGGCATCCCCAAGTGATGTGGTATACTGGGACAATTTGGCACTCTACAGTGGCTCTACTGTCTCAGGATCGCCAATTGCTTGGTATGGGCCTTACGACCACGACAATGATAGACAGGCGGTTCGATTCTATTCATCATCAGCGGTTATGACGGCAGCCATGTCACTCAAGCAGCCAATGACAATATACATGGTAGCAAGGTCATTTGGAAACGGTGGATGGATCGGTGGAGCAACAGCATCTGCCCCATCAATATATGTAGAGTCTGGGTCTGTAACAATGTGCTCGGGGGCTAAACTCAGGGGTGCGCTCAACAATGATGACTTCAACCTCATTGTTGCCGTCTTCAACAACAACAGCAGTTCTCTCTTTGTCGGAAGCCAGTCATACTCTGGTGCCACTGGAACTGGATCATATTCGGCAGCAGGGGCCACGCTGGGTCGAGCGCTGACATCATCAACGGCATCAGCGTTCCTGAACGGTGACATCTCAATGATATCCATATATAACTCTGCTCACAGCAGAATCACAATAGATGACATATCAAGCAGCATAAGGGATGATTTCAATGTCACATAGGAGCAACGATGATTAGGGAACTAGGAACACTTGGATTCTTCATAAAGTTCAATGAGTCAGCCTCTGCTGCGTTGAAGTTTGTTGAGGTGTTCTCGTCCTCAGCAGTGAGCACATCATTGTTCTCGGCCAGCACAGCATCGTCAAACGCCGTCTCGCTCTCGGCATCATCAACCATGTATGTCAACGGGTATGCGTCGTCATCAATAACTGGGCTGGAGTGGAACCATGTCACGCTGGCATTCAATCCAAAACTCTACACAGACTCAGCAAACAGTTTTGTCATAAGGTTTGGAAACCAGTCAAAGGGTGACTTCAACATACAGAATGTCTACGCGCTAGACTACTCACTTGACTCAATCGAAGCGCTCTCAATGCACATGGCATTCGTTGGCAACTACATTGGTGCCACAGCCAGTTCTGACACGTCATCAGTCTCGCTGGTGGTCGTTGACAAGAATGAGCAGTTGCACTCATCAAGCACGACGGTTTATCAGCCTCTTCAGGGCCAGAGCAAGTTCAGGTTCGACATAACCGCCACCGCGTCATCGAGCCTTTCAACCTATGTGTCCAATGACATGCTTGGTTCTGCCCAGTTTGTTGATGGAGTCAGGCTTGTTAGCGGAGACTATGTTCTGTCGCTTGTTGATGGCAAACTTTATCAATTGTCAGGAAACCGCCTTGTTGAGGTATCTACATCAAATGGGGACTATGTTAAGGTTCTGTCTGGCATAGAGTTCAAGAATAGGGTGTTCACAAAGTCTGGTGGAGTGTTCACAGACTCCAGTTTTGTCGAAAAATTTGTATATCTTGGCACACAATCTTAAGAAAATAGCGTCAGTGTGATACAATCATGGTATGGCTTTGAAAAATGTAAGACTGTCTGTGGTTGAAGATCAAACTCCATATGGTATATATGTGTGGTTGCTGCCAAGTGGTGAGATATTCAAGGATGATGATGGCAATGTCCTCAACATACCCTCTATGAAGGGCGACCTTGAAAAGATGTCAAATATCAGACAGGCAGCAGCATACTACGGCCAGCCAGATGGCCAGCCGTCCTTTATAGCAGGGGTCGGAAGAGTAACTGAAGAGGAATATCAACAAGACCTATACAGAATGTCTGAGGGTCACACACCATACGGTGATACAGGAGCGTGGAAAGATGCGGCACGAACAAGAAGAGTTACTGATAAAAGAAATTAGTGTTTCTGGCACTAAGAACAGTAACCCAGTCCCAACTGAGAAAGATGACTTCAAGCAGTCCTCAGAGAGCGCGCTTGAACTTTCTGGTCTGTCACAAAACTTCAAGCGGAACGCCAAGAGAAGGCTGACCAAGGCTATGGTCACTGTCGGTGGTCAGGTAGTGGAGGCCGACAACAATCAGTATTCTGGCGATGACGCATCGTCCAAGCAGATAATCCCAGACAAGTTCGGATATGGCATATTCGATGTTGTTGAGCCACAATACAATCCACTTGCCCTTTCTAAGATATATGAACTATCCGCTCCAAACTACGCTGCCATCAATGCAAAGGTGGCCAACATAGTTGGGCTTGGCTACGATCTGATGCCGACAATTGATGTCATACAGAGGCTTGAAGACATAAGTGATCCAGATGAGTTGGCTAGGGTACGAAAGAATCTTGCGAAGGCCAAGGCTCGCGTTATTGAGTGGCTAGAGTCAAGAAACGACGAGGACACTCTCACTGCCACTCTAATGAAGGTCTATATTGATGTTGAGTCAACTGGCAACGGCTACATTGAGATTGGTCGTCGTGCAGACGGTCAAATAGGATATATAGGACACATTCCGTCATCAACAATTAGAGTTCGTCGTCTCCGCGACGGCTTTGTCCAGATAGTCTCAGGACGTGCCGTATTCTTCAGAAACTTCCAAGACACTGAGACAAAGAATCCAATAACTACTGACCCAAGGCCAAACGAGATAATTCACATAAAGGAATACACTCCGACTAACACATATTATGGAGTTCCTGCCATTGTTGCGGCTAAGAATGCCATGGCTGGTAATGAGTTTGCCTCAAAGTTCAATCTTGAGTACTTTGAGAACAAGGCTGTTCCAAGATACATCTTCTGGCTCAAGGGCGCTAGGATGAGTCGAGAGTCTGAGGAAAGACTGTTTGAGTTCTTCCAAGGAAATCTTCGTGGACAGAATCACCGAACCGCGATCATCCCATTGCCAGCAGACACCCCAGACTCAAAGGTTGAGATGAAGATGGAGCCAGTTGAGGCGTCAATCCAAGACTCATCTTTCAACAACTATCGAAAGGGAAACCTCCAAGAGATTCTTATGGTTCACAGAACCCCAATATCAAAGGTTGGTGGGGCAGAGGGCATCAGCCTCGCCGCCGCCCGCGAGGCAGACAGAACATTCAAGGAGCAGGTATGCCGACCAGCACAGGACTCACTTGAGAAGAAGATAACAAAGATAGTGCAAGAGAAGACCAATGCTTTCAAGTTTGAGTTCAACGAACTAACATTGACAGACGAAGAAACCCAGTCCAAGATAGATGAGAGATATCTTAGGATGAAGGTCATTGTTCCGAATGAGGTAAGAAATAGACTCAAGTTGCCAAGTATGCCCAGCGGCGATCAGCCAGTGCAACTTACTGGTCAGCAGGCAGCAGAGATGACTGCTCAAGCAACTGGAAATAGGCTAAGAGATCAGGAGAGATCAGCAAATGCTTCCGATTCTGGAGAGAACCCAAGAGCGCCAAAGGGTGAGGGAAGACAGCAGCAATAAAATAAATTAAGATTGGAATATAATAGAAGTACTATGACTGATATAATAAAGGCTCATTTCTCAAGTGATGGCGACGACATCAGATTCAACATGCCAATCGCCAAGGTTGACCAAGAAAAAAGAGTAGTGAGTGGCTTTGCCACTATGGACAACATTGATCGTCAGGGTGACAAACTTACACCAGAGTCATCAAGAGAAGCCTTCCAGAATTTTCGTGGAAATGTCAGACTCATGCATCAACCAATCCCTGCTGGCAAAGTTCTCTCATTCAGAGAGAATTCATTCTATGACCCAAAGACAGCCAAGACATACACAGGAATTTTCGTTGACGCCTACATATCAAAGGGTGCCGACAATATCTGGCAGATGGTTCTTGATGGTACACTGACTGGATTCTCGATAGGCGGAAGAATCATGGATTCAGAGCCAATGATAGATGATGAGAGCGGTGAGAGCATTCGTCTTGTCAAGAAGTACGAACTCATGGAACTCTCCCTAGTCGATAGCCCAGCCAATCAGTTTGCCAACATACTTTCAATACAGAAGGTTGACGACACAATCGTGACATCTGGAATAGCCACCGAATTTTCAGTTGAGAATGTGTTTTGGTGCGAGTCGGACTCAATAGCGACCACATCAGTAGAGGACTCAAATGAGTGCGCCATGTGTGGCGATCAGATGATGGCTGTTGGGTGGGTTGAGGCAGAGGATGAGAACAAGCAGGCTGAGATGTCAAAGATGCTTGAGCCTTTCATGTCAAAGTCTATGCATTCAAACGATGACGATGAGGATGAAGGGGATATTCTAAAGGAGACGCTTACCTCAGACAACGTTCCTTCAAAGAATCCAACTCAGGGAAATCGTGGCAAGGTATCTGAGTCAATGAGAAGAAAGAAGAAGAGGATTCTCAAGGCAGGCGCTGGAGACATATCTGTTGGAGACTTCGTTGCATATGCAGTGAACAAAGACCCACAGCCAACTCAGTATGCCAAGGCTAAGGTTGAGTCCGTAAGAACTTCTGGAAGAGTCAGGATCAAGGGAACCAATGAGATTCTTGAGGCATCAGAGAAGAATCCTGTGATGATTCTGAGAGTATATCGTGAGGCTAGTGACAACAAGTTTGTTCCGACAGACAGAAGGGTGGCCAAGCCTGTCTCTGGTCTGAGGAAGTTGAAACCACTAATGACGAAGGCTGCATCAGGAAGAGATAGCAGACTCAGAGAACTTGTTACGCAGCATAATGAAAAATATGGTAATGTTAATTCTAAGAAAGTGACTCTTGCAATGTTGCGCGCAGTGTACAATCGCGGCATCGGAGCATACAGGACAAATCCCGGTTCTGTGAGGCCAAATGTCGCGTCAGCAGAGCAGTGGGCATTTGCAAGAGTCAATGGCTTTCTGTATGCTGTAAGAACTGGAAGGTTCAAGAGAACAGCATACGACACAGACCTACTGCCAAGTGGACACCCACTTGCGTCAAAGGGAAAAAAGAGTGAGAAAGTGATAAAGTCACTTGTCACTGACAACGAGGAAGGAGGTGTTGAAGTGGCTGAGAACATAGAAGCCCAAGATAATCTTGAAGCCGCCGAGGCCCCTGTGGACACAGACGAGGTTGAGTTTGAGATAGAAGAGTCTATTGAGGAAGTAGAGGAGCCTGCTGGTGACCCAGAAGAGTCTCCCGAAGAGGCAGAGGCAGAACTTGCTCTTGCTAAGGCCGATGGCGATGTCGAAGTACAGGCCGAAGACACTTCCGAAGTAGATTTTAGTCTTGAGAAGGCTCTCCACGATATGAAGGAAATGTTGGAGACAACAATTTCAAAGGCATTTGAGTCCAAGGAAGACGAACTTTCTGGAGTATCAGATGCCATATCAGAACTTGTAAAGTCTATCGATGAAAAGGTCGGTGGCCTACAGGCAAAGTACGAAGAAATAACCAAGAGTCTTGCTGACCTCAACGGTGCGACAGAGCAGTTGGCTGCAAGAGTCGAAACCGTGGAAGAGGACACAGCAATTAAGAAGTCTGGCGAACTGGAAAACAGTATCCCAGAGCAACCCATAATGAGAAAGTCATTGTGGGGTGGACGTTTCCTCAACTCCGCAGAAATATTTAACTAATTAAAAATGAAAGAGAGGTGTAACAAATGAGCGACATAATCAACAAGGCTGCCGTCGATGCTGGTACTGGTGCTGTTATTTCCGACGTTGCTAACGCAAACATGGAAAACTTGACAACGAACCCACTAACTCAGGGTGGTGGCACACTGCTTCCAGAGCAGTCACGTCAATTCCTTGACTACGTTTTTGACGAGATGGTTCTAGGAAACGATGGTCGTAGACAGATCATGCGCGCCAACACTGCTGAATTCGACAAGATTCAGGTTGGTACTCGTCTGATCCGCAAGGCTGCTCAGGCTAGCGAAAACATCTATGACGCTGGTGCTGGTGAGACAGGATATGTCAACCGTGGTGCTCAGTTTACCAAGGTTGAGATCGTCACAACCAAGTTCCGTCTTGACTACGAACTCTCAACTGAGGCACTTGAGGACAACATTGAGGGCGCTGCTCTTGAGGACCACATTGTGCGCCTGATGGCTTCACAGTTTGGTAATGACCTTGAGGACATTGCTATCAACGGTCTGGCTGCTCAGGGTACTGCTTCATACGCAGGAACCACATATCCATACACAATCGATGGATTCGTGAAGTTGGCTGATGGGGCTGCTGGTGGAAACCACTTCGGTACCGCCGCAACAGTCACAACAGCGTCAAACTACTTCACAGCAGCAACTACAGCAGGTCAGTTGAAGTCTGGTTCAGCCATAGTATTCTTCGAAAGTCTCTACAATACCCTTGGACGTAAGTACAAGGCTCGTCGTGGCGACCTGAAGTTCTATGCTTCAACCAAGAACGTTCAAACCCTTCTG